TTAAATATTCCAATTGATAGTCAACTCTTCATTAGTTACATCAATACTTTTAATTAGCTGTCTAACAAGATGTGTTTGTTGCTGGTAGTTAAGTTCTTCAATGTTCTTTGCTTTAAGAAGTAATTCCTCAAACTCGACAATATTGCTACTTTCATTTTGAACAGGCTTTAATTTGCTTTCTAGGGCTTCCTGCTGTCTTTTGAGTTCCTTTGACCGTTTATTCAACTCTTCAAGGCTAAGGCTGTCAGCGATTAAATATAAGTCTACAAGACGATCTTGTTTCTTCTTGATACCTGATAATTCTTTCTTAATAGCTTCAACATTTACCGTTTCAGTTTTGTCATTTTGTTTTGGTCGTACAAGAACACTTTTAGGATTGAGAGAGAGTTTTCTGATTTCATCGATTACAATATTTTCTACTACGTCACGATAAATAAACTTAAATTGGCAGTTATCAGCTCTACGAGCATAAGTCTTACTATGGTTTCTTGAATGAGTAACTGGGCAGTTATAGCGCCATCGAGGTGCTTTATTTTTACGATGAGATTTATTGATTGCTAAAGTTGAACCACAATAACCACATTTCAGCAAGCCAGATAGCATATATTTAGATTGGAAGGGGTGAGCGTAGAATTTCTTTTCAGCTTCAATTTGTCTTAATTTGAGTTGCTGTTGTACCGTGTCAAATGTCTCCTTAGTAATAATTGCCTTATGTTTCCCTTGATAAGTCTTGCCACGATAGTTAACCATTCCAGTATACGTTGCATTATCTAATATCTGTCTTACCGTTCGATATGACCATTTCGTATCTTTTCCGATGTGTCCTTCTTCATTCAATTGCTGATAGATACGGGTAATTGATTGTCCACTCAAATAGCGCTTGTAAATATCTTTTACAACGTCAGCACGTAAAGGATCTATTTTGTAAGTATCATTATCCTTAATGTAACCGAAAGGGATATTTGACCATGCTGTTATCTTACCTGCTTTGGCACGTCCAGTTTTCCCCATCATCATTCGTTCTTTAATTTGTTCTCGTTCAAGCTGAGCAAACACACTCAATATTCCAATCATAGCTTTACCAAATGCGGTTGATGTATCAAAGTTTTCAGAAAGACTAATAAAATGGATATTATTCTTTTGAAAGACATCTTCGATTAAATATAAAGTATCTTTCTGACTACGGCTCAATCGGTCAAGCTTATAAACAAGTACAGCGTCATATAGTCCCGTACCTGCGTCTTTGATTAACTGCTGTATACTAGGTCGATTGATGTTTGATCCAGAGAATCCGGGATCGGAATATATCTTAGTAATCGTCCAATCTTTGATTTCGCAGTATTTTGTAAGTTTGTCTTTTTGTTCGCTTATTGAGTAGCCTTCTTCTGCTTGCTCAAGTGTTGAAACTCTTACATATAACGCTACTTTCATAGTATCTCCTTTCGTACGTATGTTCTTTATAATGTCCTTTTAAACCCGTCTCAAACAGGCGGGTCTTTTTCTATTATGGTTGGGTTGTACTTGGCTGAACTGCTGGAGCAGGTGAAGAAGAAGACATTTGAGCTTCTTGTTCTGCACCTCTCTGCGCTTGAGCTTGCAAATAATCATAACGTTCTTGTGGAGTTGCATTTTCATAGATTGATCCAGTCCAGTTGTTGTTATTATTAACATCAGACCACAGTTCTTCATCTTTATGTGGTTTGCCACTCGTTGCTTGTTGGTTACTACGACTATTATCACGATTGTTACTAATTTCAGAAGTATTAGTAGATGAATTCTTGGTAGCACTGCTATTTTCTGTACTATTATCTTTCACTGATGAAGTTGCTTGTTTTTGGTCTAATAATTTATCAAGCTTAAATGTCTTCTTACCCAAGAATGTACCGTCATATCCTTTGGTAGCCTTCAAAACAACTGGCTTTTTATTGCTGTCTAGCTCATAAGCCATTCGGCATTGAACAGAACCACCTTTCTTAATGGATTGATCTTGTTCTTGAAGAATTTGATCGCTCGTATCACTAGGCATTGGAGCAACTTCGAGCTTTCCTTCCGTATTCTTGTTATCTTGATAAGCATTGAAAACAGCTTGCCAACCCGTCAAAGCATTAACATCTTTATCAGTCTTATTTGTAATCGTGTAATCAAAACAAATAACGTTTTTGCCATTAGTGGTTTCGTCACCTTGATAGAATTTGACACCAGTTATTTTAATTTTCACGTCTTGTAAGTTAGCAGTGGTTCCATCAAAGTAATATTTTCCATGTGTTTGTTGAGTTGTACTGCTTTTAGTGCTGGTACTTGATTGTTGATTACCACATGCAGCAAGTGAAAATCCTGCTAATGCTATTGCTCCAATAGTAAGTATCTTTTTCATTTTTATTCCCCCGTATTATTCAGCCTTTTTTCCAAACATTTTTTCGTACTCTCTTTCAGATTCTTTAACAGCCCATTTTTCTGACCGTCTTACGCTTATGTTTCGATTGTTAGATAAGTCTTTTTCACAATCGAAATCATAGTGAACAGTTTCGTGCAGTGCTGATTTCAACCAGTCAATATCCGGTTGAAGTAGATTAATGTAGACGTCCGTTCCCTCAATATGTCCGTGATAATGCTTATTGTTAACTTCAATTCCCCAAAATTTTAATTGTGGGTATTTATCTTCAATCTTTTCAAGATCAGTCATACACACAATAACACCGCCTAAATCCGCTTACGAAACTTTTTAGCAGCTTGGACCATTTCAATAATAGCTTGTCGCTCAGTGTCTGAGATATCGGGATCGATAGAATAGGCGATAAGTTTTTGATTATTTGTAAGGGGCTTTTCTTCTAGGCTTTCATCTTTATCAACTACACCAGCAAGTTCATCGAAAGATACATTCAATAGTGAAGATAATTTTTTTAACATTGAAATAGAAGGCTCGTTTCTGCCAACTTCCCAACTAGATATCGTCGCTGGCTTAACGTGAAGGAGATCAGCGAGCTCTTTCTGTGTGTATCTTTTAGCCATTCGTGCTTCTTTAATATTTTCCGCAACTGTTGCCATATTACCATCTTCTTTTCATTTTTTTGTATATTATAAGTATATATTTGTATACGCAAAATATATATATAAATATCAAAAATATACGAAAAGTAGTTGCAAGTATACGAATTGTATAGTATTATAATAATGTACTTGAAAGGGGGTAATAAAATTATGAAGTTTGATTTGCGCCAAGCACGGCAATACGCTGGACTTAAGCAAGAAGAAGTTGCCCGAAAAATTGGTGTAGCAAAGATTACATACCAAAAATATGAATACGGAGAAAGACACATGCGGACAGACAAAGCTAAAAAGTTTAGTGAGGCTGTTAATATTCCGCAGAGTCAAATTATTTTTTAAATTAAAACTATACGTTTCGTATAGTCAAGAATACGATAAGGAGAGTCGATGAAATTAGCACAATGTAAAAACTGTCATCAAGACTTCGTATATGACGACATGAAACATGCCTACACATATGGCAAAGGTAATTTAACTTTCTGCTCAATCATGTGTGTTACGGAGTTTATGGCAAAGCACAACATTCAAGGTAATTACTTTGCAAAATGAGGTGATTAGATGAGAGTGATTAATAAGGATAAAGATGGGAATATCATTCCTGATCTTTCTAAGAAAGTAATTCCTAAAGATTTAAGCGATCAAATCGTTCAAATGATTTATGAAGCGAGAGCAAAAAGGAATGCTAGTTAGGAGGTGACATATATCGGACCATTATTGATTATCGTTGCTTGTTTCACAGTCGCAGGTGTTCATGACTGGGTAAACCATGAACCGTTGTTCAAACAGAAATATCAAAAGAAACATTAGGAGGTAACGATTTATGGATGGAAAAAATAAAAAAGAGCTAGAGAAGATTGCTTGCCAACTTGAAGAACAAGCTGCAAAAAATCTAACTCTAGCCAATAAGATCAAACGAATAATTAGCAATCAGTAATATCAATTACTTAGACGTTAGCTTAGATGTTTTCAGAGAAAGAAGGTGACTCAAATGACGCTAACAAAAATAGTTAATTCGAAGCTCTTAGCAATGCTGATGGGTGCATGGATCGCTTATTGTGCAGGTCTTGGTGATTATGACGGAGCAGTATTCTTGCTGTTCTTCTACTCACTAATGCTATGGAACTTGCACACAAAAAAAGCCACCGGCGCTGGGAACACCGATGGCAATAAGTAACTAAGAAAATTATAACACTAAGGAGATTATAACATATGAATGAATTTTATAAACAACGACTTAAAAGAATGCAAAAAGTTTTAGCACGTAACCTCTATAACGTGAATCTGATTTTAAACGATGGTGCTTATGATTATGACATAGCACGAGCAATGGCGTATCTGTTAGACGATCTAGATAATCAGAGCGATTTTAAGCAAGACGCAAAAGAAGTTGAAACCGAAGCATACCATTTAGCAGAAAGGAAGAAGCTAATCCATGAATAATCAAGTGGAGTTTGAAGCTGATAAAGCTGCTGCAATTAATCAGCGCTTACGGCAGTACAAGAAAAATAAGAAATTAATTGAAGAAGCAAAGGCTTCTGAAAAGGCAGAAATTGATGAAGTTAAAAACTTTTACGAAAGCAAAATAAAAAGGGTGGAAGACGATAATGCCATCTTGATGACAGAACTGCTTGGATTCATTGACACTGAGCATGGTCAAACGTCTGTATCAACATCAATGGGTAACGTTCAAGCAAGAACGACCAGTGATAGTTGGAAGTGGGGAGGTGCTGTTGCACAAAGGAAGGCAATGAAGCAGTTACCTAGTGATTTACTCAAAACAGTCACCGAACTTGACAAAGCAAAGATCAAGGGAGCTACCACGATTACAGATGATGGAAAAGTCGTACTTAATGAAACGGGAGAAATTATTGAGGGATTATCTGGTGTAAAGGGTGGCAAGAAGCAATGTGTCATTCGATTGGATCGGTAGGTGGTAAGTTATGAAGTTCTATAAAGCCGGAGCAATTCCAGAAGTACCAAATATGTATTTTATCTATGGAGACGGTGGAACAGGGAAGACGAGCTTATTCAAACAGTTCAAAGGTAAAAAGCTTCTTTTCAGCTTTGATAAGTCAACTAATCCACTACGCAATCAAAAAGATACTGACTTTATGGTCGTTGAAGAAGATGATTTCCCTAATATCCAACAGTTAGTGGTCGGATTTCTACAGCGGGCAATAAAGAGTGGCGAATATCAAGCAATCGCATTAGATAACGTCACTTCATTACAGAACTTAGTGTTAGAAAACATCGACAATGCTTCAAAAGATAATCGACAAAATTATCAGAAGTTGCAAATTTGGTTCAGACAATTAGCCACCATGCTACGAGAGAGCAATGTAACTATCTACGCTACTGCACACCAAATTGATAACGGTACTGGTGGATTAACAGGAGCAGGACGTTACGGGGCTGATATGAACGAAAAGACGTTTAACGCGTTTACTAGCGTGTTTGATTTTGTCGGACGGCTATACGTCCAAGATAATCAACGCTGGATTGATTGCGACCCAGAAAGCGGTAATCACGGCAAGAACAGAATCGATGATCGTACGAAATTTCACGCAGAAGAATTAATTGAATCTAAACAAGAAGAACAAGCAAAAGAAGAAGGAGCTGCTTAATTATGAATAACCAACAACCATTATTTGTCACTAACCACAACAACACATTCGGCTCACAGGTACCTGATGAAGCAGGTATTTACAACGTTTATGTTTCACCTCAATCAAAAGCTGGAAACTCAAAAAATGGTAACCCAATGGCTTCAATGGATTACATTGTTTTAGATGGAACGCAAAAAGGGAAACACATTTTTGACCGTTTAGTTTGGTCTAACAATTCGCAAGAAAATCATGACTTATCAATTAAGCGATTTAATACTCCACTGATTGCAGCAGGATACCAAGATAACGAACCAATCTATTCAATTCCTGATTTTGTACAAAAAATGGCTAATCAAAAGCTAGCCGTTGAAACTGAATGGCAAAAGAGTGATTACAACGGTAATACCTATTTAGTAGTAACACGTTACCGCATGTTACAAGCGGATGGAAGCCAACCAAACGGACAAAAGCGCCCTCAAAACAATAGTAATCAAGATAATAACGGCTTTGGCACTGCTAATCAAACAAATGGTAAACAGCCATTTAATAACAATAATGGTACTCCAATCGAGATTGACAATGACCAACTACCATTCTAAGGACTGATATAAATGCCATCAATGAAAGTTCCTGCAAGAGTTTACGTTCAAGAAAAGAACGGTAAGCGTTTCGGAATTTCCGAATACTTGGAAGAAGTCAATTGGGAGCACGTAGCTAACATTAACGATGGGAATGTTCAAGGTGTGCCTGCAATGGTCACTTTTGTTGATAAACGCGAAATAAGCGAGTTACAGCGTCATTTCTATTATGCGTTACTAGGTGACATTATCAACTGGTCTGGTGAGGCCAAAGAAGTTATCGATGAATACTTTCATAACCTCTACTGGGAAAAGAATTGTGGCGAAGAAATTAGCTTAAAATATGGCTCATCTAATAGCATGAGTGACGCTAAACGATTAATTGACTATGTAATTGATTTTATTTTCGACAATCAAGTACCAGTGAAGAAAGGATATGAACTCTTACCAAGAAATGAAGAGCATTTTCAGTATGAATGTTTAATGCATAAACAATGCTTGATCTGTGGTCAACATGCAGACTTTCACCATGTCGACACGGTAGGCATGGGAAGAGACAGAACCAAGATTGACCACACTAAACATCGTGTAATGGCTTTATGCAGAGTACATCATACAGAGTTTCATAAGATTGGTATTACTGAATTCTGCAAAAAATATCACTTAACGACCGTAGGAATTCGATTAAGTAAAGAAGATTTAAAGAAATTAGGAGTTATAGGCAACTATGAATAATGAAATTGATATTCACATTATGGGAATGCAACGATTGAAAGCTATTGATGCTAATGGATTAGCAAATAGCGATACAAAAAAGTTATCGAAAGAAATAACAAAACTTTGCAGAAACAGTGGGCTTTCATATTTAGAAATACAAAAAGCCATCGTCTATGCAGACAACAGCCTTTATTATCGAGCAAAAGTTAATAGTAACGCTTAACCGAAAGCTTAGATTTAGGGAATTTATTAGCAACTTCTTTTGTTGCGCCGAGAACAAAGCAAGGTTTTTGAACTTGACAGGCATTACCTTGGAAAGCATACCGCTCATCAGTATCTGCAAAAGAAGTAATATAAAGCAATTCCCAGTTATTATCTAATAATTTATTTACATCATCATCGCTGTAAACAGTAGCGACTTGATAAACATTACTTAAATTCAATTTAATCACCACCTTTGAATTCAAGTTTAGCAAAAAAATAGGAGGTGAAGTCATGAACTATCTAAAGAATGTTGTAGCGTTTGAAAGTTTCGCAGAACTACATCAAATTAGCGACAAGAGTTACAGACTATGGCATGCATTAATGTCAATCAACAATACTTGCGCTTGGATTGATTGGTTTGAAGTCCCACTGATTAGGCTACAGTCTAAGTTAGCTCTGACTAATCCACAAACAATTTACAATGCACGAAACCAATTAGTTCAACTTGGATTATTAGAATTCAAGAAAGGCAGTAGAGGACAGTCAGCAACCTATCACTTAATCCCGTTAGTTAAAGATAACGATAAGGATACTTCAACTAATAGTTTAAACACTGATTTAACTAATACTTTAAATAACACTTTAACTAACGATTTAAATAATGATTTAACTAGTCCTTTAACACTAAATAAACAAAATAAAACAAAACAAAATAAAAATAATACTAGTGAGAGATCGCAAGCGACCCCTCACGAGCAAAAGAAAAAATTCTCGGCTGATTCTGTTGAGTATCGGTTGGCTATGTATCTGTTTGGCAAAATTAAGCAGAACAATCCTCAACACAAAGACTTAACTGAAAGCCAAGAGCAAAAGTGGGCGGATCATATTCGTTTAATGATTCAACGTGATAATCGAACTCCGCAACAAATTAAAAACATGATTGATTGGAGCCAAGCTGATACTTTCTGGCGACAGAATATTTTGAGCACAGCTAAATTGCGTAAACAGTATGACACGATGGCTCCTAAAGCTAATAGTGAGTGGCAAACTCAACAGCCTAAAAAACGAGTTTACGAATAGGAGGCGAGGTAATGAGCTTTGTAAAAGCTAGCTGGGATATTAACCCTAAAATTTTCGAAAAAGCGGGTGTTGATATTCACAACCCTAATCTCCATGAGATTGTCGAAGAGCGAAATAAGAACATGGAGAAGAGTTTCAATCGCCAGTTACAACGTAAAAAGTCAAATGCTGTCTGGGGAAAATCCTTGTGGGCTGGTGGAGAAATTAAATTCACGTTTAACGACTGGAAGCCAGCAGAACGAGATAACACACTCAAAGCAAAGAATCTAGGTAATAAAGCCTATAAGCTGGCTAATGAAATGATTAACGGCCACTTGAACGTCGTAATGAGTGGCGATGCAGGAGTTGGTAAGACCTCACTAGCGCTGGCAATGGGTAACCTGTTACGTAGCAAGAATAAGACCGTACTATTCGTTTCGATTGTTGCCTTAAGCCAATTGGCAAAGGATCAGTACGACTACACAGACCGCAAGGAACGATTGAATATGCTGGAAGAAGCAATGAAGCGCTGTGATGTATTAATTCTTGACGATTTAGGCGCTGATGGTGGTAACACAGAAAAGGTTATGAGTTCTGGCTATACAGGTGCTCGTAAAGACGTGCAATCTTTGCTGTTTGAAGTTGCTAATACTCGTTACGAGGGAACTAAAAACGAGCGAAAAAATGCTAACGAGAACGGAATTAAGTTAATCAAGCCAGTTCATCAAACTATTATCACCACTAACAATTTAACTGATGAGCTAATACGAATTTACGGAGAGCGAACGATTAGTCGATTAATCAGCCGTGACCCTAATCATCGCTTGCCATTTAACGACATGGAAGACATGCGAACGAAAGAAGGAATTTAACGTGGGTATTACTTGTCCTGCCTGCAATGGCACTGGGATTTACTTAGATCGTAAATGTTGCGTATGTGACGGCTTAGGTGTCGATCATATCAGCAACGAATTAATCATGATGATGTACCGTTACGGCGACTTGAAGGAGGCAACAGCATGAATGCAAATAGTTATATAACAACCGATGAGCTGGTTTACACGATCAATCATAGTCAAGAGATTGATCGTGGCGATGAAATGGGACCATTTGCCGTTAAACGGGGTAAGTATGTTTATGTTTACCGCACATGGCAAGATGTACGAGACGAAGAGGAACGTAAGCCGATGTGGCTGATGATGATTCCTATTAACATCGAAAGCTTGTCAGAATTATACGAACGAGAAGACCTAGATGCTGATGATTTAGAAAACAAAGGCTTCTGGCCTCTAATTGAATTAATTAGCAAGTATGCACATACGCCATTAATTTTTCGAGGCACAGTGCTAAGCGATAATGACAAAGAAGAACTGAGGCACCGACTAATGGGCTATTTCAAAGATCATAGTTTCGGTGAGGATTACCGTAACGGACGCTTAGACGCAATGTACGGTGTCATGTGCCAGCTTGGCATGGAAGGCGATTATGACGCAGCTAAAGGCTCGTATAAAGCTATGAAGATTAAGGCAGGTGTTGAGAGTGTTTAAACTCATATTGTTATTAGGTGTTTTCGCCTGCGGCTATGCAATGGGGGTTCATAACCGATGAACCATTTTGGCAAGAAAGTAGAAGTTGACGGCTACAAGTTTGATAGCGAAAAAGAAGCTAATTTCTATCTACGCTTTGTCAAAACTTGTGGCAAACGATATGAAGTTCATAAAAGTTTTGAACTGATTAGCAAGTTTCCGGTAGGCGGATATAAGCAACGAAGCATAACATATGCTCCTGACTTTGTCGTATATGGCGCTGACGGGTCCATAGAGCACGTTTACGACGTGAAGAGCGGTATTAATCAACGAGCAGTCGATACGGCGGCTAAGATACGTTTTAAGCTGTTTTCGTTAAAAACAGGCTTGCCAGTTGAAGTAGTTGTGCCAAGGAAGAACGATTTCAAGATGAAGCTATATGGCTTCACTACTAATCGCATTCAAGACCCACATAGTCGTTATGACCGTTACGGCAACATGAAGCGCAAAAAGAACGGTGAACCAATGTATGACTACTACGACGTTCATAAGTCGGTGAACTACGACATTAGAGACACAATCGGATGGTAAAACAAGCCATCTTAGACTTTTACGAAGCGGAGGAAATAAAAAATGACAGAAGAATTAGTAATCATGCGTGATCGGCAGGCAGTGACAACCAGCTTGCAAGTAGCAAAGGTATTTAACAAGAACCATCGTGATGTAATCCGTGCTATTGAGAACAAAATTAACTCAGCGCAAAATTGCGCTCAGTATCAAAAGATGTTTGTGTCAAGCAATTACAAAGATGCTAGCGGCAAGGCTAACAAAATGTATTACATGAATCGTGATGGGTTTACGTTTATTGCATTTGGCTTTACTGGAGCAAAGGCGGATCAATTCAAGTTGAAGTACATTGATGCTTTCAACCGGATGGAAAAGCAACTTCAACAGCAAAAGCCCCTTAGCTTACCTGAACAGATTAGTTTGATTGCTAAAGGCTATGAGAACCTTTCAGCGGACGTTAAGGACATTAAGGATCGTATGGGACTGCCCGGCAACATGGCTCATTCGTTTTCTAAGAAGCGTAACGCAAAGATTATCAATGTTCTAGGCGGTAAGGATTCTAATGCTTATCGGGATAAAACCATTAGAGCTAAAGCATATCGAGCATTATTTAGTTCTTATTGTGAGACGTTCGATCAAGATAGATATAACGATTTGCCAATGAAACACTATGACAAAGCAGTTGATTTTATTGCTAACTGGTATCCGCCGTTTGAATTGCAACAAGAAATTCAGCAGACTAATGCACAGTTAGCAATTGTTTAGGAGGTAACAGCATGAAAATTAAAGAAGCAGTAAGCAGAATCGAAAACACAAGCAAGTCAATATTCGCTTGGGAACGTGAAGGCTATATTCATATTGCTTTTAATACCTTTACGGTGTTAGTAGTTCCGTTTGAGGCAAAAACGATGTTTGATTGTCATTTTGTAAATCCAAATCTTGAACTTCCTGCTGATGTTAAAGCACAGATTAGCGGAATAATTGGTAAATTTCTTAGAACGCCTATTAAAGAGCGCTTTCCAGAAAAGAAATATCGCTTGCGATGGATTGATGGCGAGGATGGGTTCGCCACTTACATAAGCTATACAAAATTAGAAAGTGAGTGGTGGCTTTCAAAACGTGGTGGTGGCACAAGCATGATTTTTACTGAATCAGAACTAGAACACCTTAAGAAAGATAATCCGCGCTTAGCGCCTGCAATCGAGGCAATGAAGGAAGAGGTCAAAGACGATGAAGATTGAAGCAATTATGATAATGACACCCAAACTGCGTAAAGATCTTTATGTAGCTTTCCTTAAACGCAAGCGAATTGGTCCAATCAAGCGTACTCGTAAGCGACAGATTGCAAAGGCTAAGCATATGATGGATTGGCACGACCACACGAGTTATGAATGGTCACAATGGTGGCACAAACAGGCCAGAAAGCCTAAGAGGTGGAAGAAATGAAACTAACTGAAAAGCAAAAGAACTGTAAGTATTGTCATGTAGGGAGCAAAATTAAAAGCCTGTATAATGGTTCACCTTGGGATGGTACCGAACTAATGCTTGAACGTGTAGACGATAGTATTGTTTCAGCAGGTGAGGACGTTTGGGGTGATATTGGATTCGATCCTGTTAATAGGACTTTAACCTCGTGGGGTGAAGGTATTGTTGCACTTACTATTGACATAAACTATTGCCCAGTGTGTGGACGTTCTTTGAAAGAGGAGGAAGAATAATGAATAATAGAGAATTTATTAAATTAGCAAAAGATGAGGTAGCTCATTACACCTTTGATGTTTTAGGCTATGAGCAAACATCTATCGAAATTTTTGTAGTATGGCAGGTTAAGGTTTTACAAAATTATAAAGCCCTATTAGCTACTGATATTGAAGATGATCAGCATTACTATGAAGCAACTTACAACGGTGATAAGAAAGAACTTTACTTAGATGTTTATGACAAACAAGAAAATAAGTGTTTCAAGGTAAAATAAATGCATATTTACGAAGTGATGAAAAATTTCGTAAAACTTATGAGAGGTGCGACTAATGAAAGAATTAACTTTGAAAACACCATCGAAAGCAGAATTGATTGAGGTAATCCACACGGTAGCTACTCGTGGCAAAGGTGTTCATGGTGATCCAATCCGCAATGTAGATCAATATTGGAGCAAAGACGGCGAATTACTTGCTGAAAAGGATATTATCGGTAATTTGGAGGAAAATCATGGCAAAATCGAAAAGTAAAAGTAAAAACCGCCGACGCAAGAAACGTCAACGGCGAGAAGAAAATAAATTAAAGCGGGAGGAAAAAGATGGGAAGAGTAATACGTAATTTTGCAGGATATACAGTAATTGGATTTATCGGGCTTATGGTTGCTGGCATTGCATTGTTAGGTCTAGGTGGAGTGCTATATATGGTATTTAGCATTTGGTATGCTGTCTTTTCTTTCTTTGGATAGCATTAAAAAAGCGTTAAATTGCGTGCAATTGCATTAAAAAAGACGCTCTACCGTGAGAGCGCCCTTTGGATATATGTATAACAAAATAATTATATCACAAGGGGAGTAGACACAGTGAACAGCGTATTTGAAAAGTATGACCGTAAAAAATCATGTGACAAAGCCCAAGCGTGGCTAGAAGAATATTGGTACTGGAGGGACGAAGCACAGAAAAAGAAAATCACCTTAGGATCACCTAGTTTTGATGGACAACCTAAGGCAAGGACATATGATCCAGATAGAAGAATTATTGAATGGACGAATGCACAGAATGAATGGAAGCGTCGTGAGCTTGTGATTAAGTATATTGCTTCTAAAGGGGACGATCATGAGCTATATGCGCTTATACTGGATAATCGCTTTGTTCATCATCATCGCTCAATAACAGAGGTAAGAATGAAGCTGAATATCTCTGAGCGTACTTTTAACCGTATGCAGAAAGAAGCATTGTGGGAAGCAGCGAGGATAATTCCTGCTAATGTTTTAGTTGAAAAGTAAAGTGGCGGTGTTTTGGCGGTAAAATGGCGGTACTTTGGCGTAATTTTACAAGAAAGCAGCCTTATTATGGTATTGTCGAATGATTACAGAAACGACTTTACTTTTCAAATAACGTGCCCGAGCAAGCCTTTAACTACTCTACGTATTTTCAAGACTCATTACTATACTCACAATAGGGATCTCTTGTTAAGCGTAGGAAAGTGTGGAATCCGGTAACCAAGCCGACGCGATGGTGGCAGATGACCATAATCCACGTAGGGAAGTTGCTTATGGGAACAGCAACATTCCCAGTAAATAGCTATTTATGTTTAAGACTGGCACTTGCCTTCTATATATCAAAATAATGATTTACAAGATGGAGTGTTCATGCGACGTTAAAATGCAATAATTTTCTCAATACCAATTAAGTGTCAGTCTTTTATGCTGAGGTCCAAGATGGGCACACGATGGCCTCGTGTGGCAAAAGTGCGGTTCGAATCCGCCTCTTAGCTTTATCACGGCAAATCTAACTATGATAGGAGATGAACGCTCCTCTTTTAATTAACATAGTACTTTTTGTCTAAGCCGTGATGTAATACGGAGATACAGCGAGTAATAAAATACAAATGATTAGTTGATGTGAGTATTTCTGTATTATGCTGACGTAGCTCAACGGTAGAGCGTCACCATTGCTCCGTCTCAACGTGAAGATAGCAGTTCAAGTCTGCTCGTTAGCATTCAAGGCACACCTATTTTTGATTAAAGCAACATTCAACGAAAGGAGGAAGCACCTACTTGCTAGATGTTTTCTTCCATAGCCTTGATATAAAGTCTCCACTCTACTGGAGGCTTTTTTAATATATGAAAGGTGATAATTATGAGTAAACACATCACGGTTAAAGAAGTAAAAGATATTGTTAATTCATTTACTGATAAGAATGCAGATTGGGAAGAAATGCATATAGAAGAAGACGATATGTATGAGGATGTGCTTAGGGCGATTGCTGAAGGCGACCCACATTCAAAGCTATTAGCACGAGAGGCATTGAAGTCAAAGAATATTAAATTCACTCGGTGGTATATATGAGAACAACTAAGAATTGGGGCTTTACCAACAGTGAAGCCGAATTATATATGTTAGCTCACGCTGAACGAACGAGAAAACGATTAGCAAAGAAAAAGCCGACAGGTCAACGCTTGCCGGCTTTTAAAGTACATAAAAATAAATAGTAAATTCTAGCAGAAAGGTGGTGTGGTGATATGCCATGAGTAAGTTGGACAAAAATGGACAAAATGGGCCTTTTTATGAATTAGATAGAAGACGACAAAAGGCAGTAATCATGCTATTTGAAGATGAATTAACGGATGAAGAAATTGCTAAAGCTGTCCAACGTCGAAGATCAACATTAGATAATTGGAAACATGAAGATTTATTTAAGGCCGCACAACGCCAATATAGATCCATAGTCATCAAAGAAGATTATGAAAGCAAGGCACTTAAAAAGTTGAATTCATTGTTAAATGCTAAATCAGAGATGGTTCAGTTACAATCTGCTACTACTATTTTAAAAATGGCCGGAATGCTATCTGAAAATGATACTCCAGAACTTACACGTGCCAAGGTCCGCAAAGCAATTGCTGATGCTCGTATCAGTGAAGCACGTGCAAAGAGCCTTGAAGATAACGGAGCTGATGTTGAGGAAGCTCTTGATAGATTGCTTACTAGATTGAATAAGGAGGAAAGCAAAGATGAGCATGAACGATCTGCTGACAGCTAAGCAACAAGAAGTGTTACATGCTTATCTGCATGAGGACTTTAAGACAATGATACTTACTGGCGCTGTTCGTTCTGGTAAGACGTTCATTGATAACTTGCTGTTCTTGTATGAGTTAAAGCGAGTTAAGCGACAAGCAGAGTTAAAGGGAGAAAAACACCCGTTGTATATTCTTGCTGGTGCTTCCTCTGGCTCAATCAAAGATAACATCATCGTGTCTATCGGTAATGACTTTGGCATTGATATGAACCCCGACAAACACAATCACTATCATTTGTTTGGAGTTGATATCAAACCAGTCTATACGAAGTCGATTAGTGGATTGGCTGGTGCTCGTGGTTTTAACGCTTATGGTGCATACATTAACGAAGCATCACTAGCTCATCCGATGGTATTTTCTGAAATCCTCTCTCGTTGTTCAGAACCGGGTTCACATGTTATTGCAGATACTAACCCAGATGTTCCTACGCACTGGTTGAAAACTGATTATATCGACAATAAGAACCCAAAGAATAAGACGCTGGTCTTTACATTCACAATGGACGAGAATACTTTCCTTGCTCCAGATTATGTTGAGCAAAAGAAAGCACAAACGCCTACGGGAATGTTCTATGATCGTGAAATACTTGGGTTGTGGGTATCGGGTGATGGTCTTGTTTACCGTGACTTTGATAAGCAACGAATGGTTATTCCAAAAGCTAAACTACCGCATATTGTCAAATACTACTGTGGGGTCGATTGGGGATTTGAACATAAAGGTGTCATTACTGTGTGGGGTGACGATGCAAAAGGTAATATCTATCTAATTGAAGAATATACAAGCCAATTCAAATACATTTCTTACTGGGTTAATGTTGCTAAGAAGATACAAGAAAAGTACGGGAAAGGAATTACCTTTTGGGTAGATAGCGCTCGTCCAGATAACTACTCTGAATTTTTACGTGCTGGTATTAATGCTCGTAATGCTGACAAGGCTCGTATGGCTGGAGTTGAGCGAGTAGCTGAGTACATGAAGCAAGGCAAGTTCTTTGCTGTACAAGATAATATGGACCAGTTTCTTAATGAGGTTTACCAATACGTGTGGGACGAGAACACAGGCGAACCAAAGAAAGAAAATGATGATGTTGTCGACAGTATGAGGTACGCAATTTTTAACGAACACAAGGATAATCAAACCCAATTCATTAATTCTAAATACTTCTAGGAGGTGATACATTGGCAGAAAGTAGAATGATTGCAGGTGACGCTTACGTTACAAAGAACGGTACATATATTTGTCCTAACGAGGAGGTCGACATTGATAGTCTGACCTCTTTTATTTTGGATAATGAATACCGTTCGACTGGTTACCGCAAGAACTATGATATGTACACAGGGCAGCATGACATCTTACGTAAACCATATGATAGGGAATCAGCTCGTCCAGATAACAGATTGATTAGTAACTGGGCTAATTACGTGGTCGATACGTACGTGGGTTACTTCATGGGAAAGCCACCAAAGATTAGCTTAGAAGACGACACTAACAACGATAAGCTACAAGACTGGTTAAACAATAACAGCTTCCAAGATAAGCTCACAGAGGTTGCCAAGCAGGTTGCAGTATATGGTCGTTCATACATGCTAACGTACCAGACCGAAAATGCTGATACAGAGGTAGCAGTTATTGACCCATCATCGGGCTTCATGATTTATGACACGTCAATCAATCAAAAACCTATCGCATTTGTTCGTTATGGTTACTTTAACAACGTATTGAGCGGAGAAATGTATACAGCTAACAAGATACAGTCGTTTACTGAAAAACAATTCACAGACGAAAAAGCTAGCCTATTCGGTGAAGTTCCTGCTGTGGAGTTTGACAGCAACAGTGAACGGTTGAGTATTGTCGGTAAGATTAGAACACTGGTTGATGAGTACGACAAAGCATTCAGTCAAAAAGCTAACCAAGTTGCTTACTTTGACGAAGCTTATTTGAAAATAATTGGCGTTCCGTTGCCCAAAGATGATAATGGAAATACTATCTTTAATCTGAATGAGGATAGAATTCTTTATTCACCGGACCCGATGGCTGCTAACGGTGACGTTGACTTTATCAGCAAGCCAGATGGCGACACTATGCAAGAGAATATGTTAAACCGACTGAAAGACGATATCTTCCAAACGGCTATGGTTACTAACTTAAATGATGAAGCATTCAGTGGTAACGCTTCGGGTGTCGCTATTAAGTACAAACTGTTATCAATGCAGAACCAAGCAGCAGTTGAGGAACGCAAGTTTCGTATTTCATTGCGTAACCTGCTAGGAACTGTTATTGGTATGGGTAAGGTTATCGGTACGACTGATAAGGAACAAGTACGCAAAGACTTGCGTTTTAACTTCAAACGTAATATCCCTATTGACCTCGCTAACCAAGCTCAAACAGCCAGAGAGCTGAAAGGCATTGTATCCGATCAGACAATGCTTGGCACATTGGATATTGTTGATGACGCTAAGAAAGAAATGGAACGTATCGCCGATGAACAGGAAGAGCAAGTTAAACGTGCTGTTAAGAACCAAGCAAGCGCAACTGATATTCTAAAGGGTGGTAACAATGACGAAGATACCCAACAACCGCAAGAACGAGGATTACTGGAAGGCTCGGGAACAAGCGGAACAGGCGTGGATAAGTCAAAACCTAGCCAATGATGAGCAGTTTAACCAACACTTAGCGAAGTATTATCAAACAGCACTTAATAATATCGATAGTGCAATGGAGCATGAACTTCTTAACCTACAAAAGGGTCACTTCCTTAATCAAGAAGTGGTGGAAGCTACCGATGTTCAACATTATCAAGAGAAAGCTAAGAAGATTGTTGAAGAAGCTCAAAAGATACGTCAAGCGGGTAACAAGGTAACCTATGCTGATTTCAGCAAGTCAGTTAATGACCAGTTGAGAGTTTATAACGCCACCATGAGGATTAGTCGATTAGAGATGTTGAAGTCTCAAATTGGCTTAGAAATGGTCCAAAGTGGTATTGATGTAGATAAAGCTTTACATGACAAACTTAGCCAAGATTATATTGATGAGGTTAAGCGACAAGCAGGTATTCTTGGAGTAACTGCGAAGCCCTCAATGTGGACTGATAAGAATGTCGCTAAGATAATCATGGGACAAACTGAATCAGCTAACTTTAGTCAACGTTTGTGGGCTAATCAAGCAGCGTTAAAGGCTCAACTTGATGTAGTTGTATCTAACGGTATTATTCAAGGGCAAAACCCCAGAGAAATGGCAACTAAGTTAAAAGCTAATGTTGCTAAAACCATAGCCAATTATCGTTATGTTACTGAACGCTTAGCAAGAACAGAGTCGGCTCGTGTTCAACACAGAGCGCAAATAGATTCACTAATTGCCAACGATTATCGTTTCTGCAAATGGCACGCCGAACCTGGTCGTTGCAAAGTCTGTGGAGAGATTGCCAGTAATGACCCAGATGGGAACGGTCGAGGTATCTATGAAGTTGACGATGTGCCAATTATCCCCGTTCATCCTAATTGTCGGTGTAGCATTAGTGCTTACTGGGTAGATGGTAAGAATAACTCCTACAAAGCCACAGCAGGTGCTTCTAGTAACTCTAAAGATAAAAATGAATAATTATATGTAAACAGATTAAAAGCTCTTAGAAACGCTCTGAGGGCTTTTTATTGTGGAGGTAAAAAATGGATATGAACGATTTATTGAAGAACTTAAATAACACAAAATTACCAGTGAATAAGGAATCTATGCTTGAAGGAGCTAAGAAAGTCTTATCTGAAGTAACGTCAGATGAACTTTTAGGCGTAAAGCTTGATGTTACCGTCAAAAACGGAGTGAGTCATCTCACTATTGATCTTCAAAAGGACGCAGAGGGATTAGCCGACTTTGATTTCTCACTACAAGATGGTGACGAGGTTGAACTTGGTAACCTTATGAAGTTGTTTGCAAAGGTATTGGCTGATTCTTTAGGAGGAGAATAATCATGGAACAAAAATCAATGACAGTAAAGATTAACGGTAAAGGTTTCAAGAAGTTCAATAAGAATATCCGTAAAACAACACGGAACGTAAAAGAACTCAATCAAGAGCTTCAACAAACCGTAGCTTTAGTTGAACAGCTTCGTGATTACCAAAAATATGAAGAAGATGATTAGCGTGGATAAGTTCAAACTACCAAAGGTAAGAGAGTATGGAGATACATTATTCATCAATGGCTATGAAGTGCCTTACGTTGCGTTAAACGATGATGGTACTACAACCACAAAAGCGGTAGATAAGAACGGCTATGTTGAAGTAACCATTACGTTCTGTGCTAAAAGCTACTACCTTGACCCGCACAAACGTATTCATCGAAGCGTGTATAAATTCAAGCGCAAACCTTGGTACAAACGTTTATTTTCTAAATTAAATAAAAAGTTGAGAGAACACTGTTAAATCAATGGTTCTCTTTTTTTAATTAAATTCTTGTCCTTTTTAGCTTGCGGACGTTAAAGAACAATGCTAAGTCCACAGAAAAGAGGTTAGAACATGGAAGATAAATTACCTATGAATTTACAATTCTTTGCAGAGGGCGGAGAGCCTGCTACTGGTTCTGAAAGTGGACCAACTGATACAGAAGTAACAGGTAATGATCCTACACCCGAAGAAGGAACTGAAAAGACGTTTACCCAAGCGGAAGTTGATGAAATGATCCAAAAGGCAACTGCTGATAAAGAACAAGCTATCACTGACGCTAAGAAGGAAGCCACTAAGTACGCCAAGCTCAATAAGGAACAGCAAAAAGATTATGACCTTGACAAGGCTAAGCAACGAGCTACTGAGGCAGAAGCAAAATTAGCTCGTTATGAAATGCGAGATACCGCTCGCCAACAATTGATTGATGGCGGTTATAAAAATCCAACTGATGAAGACATCGACCTTATTGTTACCGAGAAAGCAGAAACCACTAAAGCAAATGGTGAAACTTTCTTAAAGGTAGTTGAACGTATTCGCCAAAGCGTACGTGATGAGTTGCTACAAGGTAATACACCACAACTCAGCGGAACTCAAATTAAAGTCCCAAAGACAAGTGACGTAAATAAAATGTCGTATCAAGAATTAGCTGCTTTGAAACAAAACAATCCACAAGCTTACAGTCAAATTATTAAACAGGAATTATAAGGAGGTAATTTAATATGCCTGATAATGTAACACGAAGCGAAAATGTATTAGATCCAGAAGTCTTAGCTGCAATGGTATCAGCCAAGCTTACTGCTGGAATGAAGTTTGCACCACTAGCACAAGTTGACAACACATTAGTGGGTGCTCCAGGGTCAACAATTGAATTCCCAGCATGGAACTACATTGGTGATGCAGAAGACATCACTGAAGGTGAACCAATTGACGAGTCACAGCTTACATATGGCAAGCGTGCTGCAACTATTAAAGAAGTCGGTAAGGGCGCACCTATTACTGATACAGCAATTGCTATTGGTATTGGTAATCCGGAAGGGGAATTAGTAAGTCAATTATCAACTTCAATCGATAACAAGCGTGATAATGATTGTCTTGAATGTTTAAAGGGAGCGACCCAAACAGCTAGTGTCGAACCAACTGTTGATGGTCTTCAACAAGCGCTTGATACCTTTAACTTCGAAGATGACCACGCACAAATCGTGTTAGTTTGTTCACCGAAAGCAGCAGGTCAATTACGGTTAAGCGGTGCTAAAGAATTTACTGGAGCTAAGGCGCTACAAGATCCAATTTCTTCTGGCGTTTATGGTGAATTGCTTGGCGTCCAAATTATCCGTTCACGTAAATTGGAAGCTAACGAAGCATATCTTGTCGTTACCAATGCTTCTGATGGTCGCCCTGCTATGAAGTTGACTAATAAGAAAGGGGTTCGTATTGAACCACAGCGTGACGCATCACGTCGGTTGACTCACTACTACGCAACAGCTATGTATGCAGCTTATTTATATGACCCAACTAAGGTTGTCAAAGTTACATTCACTGGAGTAACTGGTCCAAGCGCAACCACAGGTGCTCCTACTCCTGTTACTGATAAGGTAGCTGACGGTACAGAACCAAATAACGTTCCGGAAGATAAGCGAGTAGGTCGTCAAAAGAAGAGTGCTAAAAAACCTGATGGCGGAACTGGTAAGTAGGCGATTAAATGGCTGACGAAGAAGAAAAGAAAACGCCAGCCCTTGAAGACTTAAAAACGATGATTGGATTGTTGCCAAGTAATACCAGCTTTGATGAAACGTTAGGGCTGATTATTAGCAACACCAATCTTCAACTCAAATTTAAGCTCGGTTTAAAGCCTACAGAGATGGTGCCAACCGAGTTAGCGTATATTCCTATGGAAGTATGCGTTAAGAGGTTTAACCGCCTTAAAAACGAAGGTATGACCTCATACAGTCAAGAGGGCGAAACGATTTCGTTTAATTCTAACGACTTTGACGACTTCTTAGACGACATCGCCGAGTGGAAGAAGAACAACGGAACAGGATTATTAACCACCGTTGACCCTTATCGGAGGCGTAACAATGATATTCGATAGACAGGTAACATTTTATGACACGGGGAAAGAGTATTACGACCCGAAACAACATAAATACGTTGGTGGAGATGAGGAGCTTGTAACCTTACCTGCTAATGTTACTGATGTTGGGGTGGAGAAAAGCGCTCAAATTTTCGGTGATTATAAGCATAGGGCGTTGGTTATTCGTACAGTTTACGAACCACCGAAACAATGGGGATATTTGAAACTAGATGGCGATAGTCGCAAGTATGTCTTAAATATGTACAGGAAGCCGTTGAAGTACTTTACGCTGATCGTAGGTGAAACTAAATGAGTAGAGAATTCATTAAACTAGAGGGCATTTCCGAGCTTTCTATGGGGTTAAAAGATCGTGCCCATATGAATGATGTTAAGGCTATCGTCAAACAGAACGGAGCTGAATTGCAGTCTAAGGCACAAGATAACATGGACCAAGCTTATACAAAGGGCTATTCAACAGGTGCTACCAAGCGAAGTACAACCGTACGGATTGCTGATAGAGGTTTAACCGCAATTGTTGGTCCACATACGAAATACTTTAGTTATCTGGAGTACGGTACTCGTTTTATGGACGCTAAGCCGACACTTGGTCCAGCTTTAACCTATCAAGCTCTTAGATTTGTTGACCAACTCAACGTTCTATTCATGTGAGGTGCTGTGATGCTCGCAATACCAACCCAAGAACTTTACGACAAGATTTTCGAGGTTAGTCAGAGCCTTGGATTTAATACTTATGATTACTTGCCAGCTAAAGAAGTTGATTATCCATTCGTACAACTTGCTAATACACAACAAACCATCCTTAATCTGAAAACGGCTAAGGGTGGTTTAATTTCACAAACTATTCACGTTTGGGGAACGCTGAAAATGCGTTATCAAGTAACACAAATGATGGAGCAACTTAATCAATTAGCAGATGGAACATTGATTACTGACAACTTCTGTTTTGTTGGCAGGAACAATCAATCTGACTTTCAAATAATGAATGATACGAGCGTACCAGATACTGTGCTAGTTCATGGTGTATTGACGCTCTTTTTTAATCTCGGATAGGAGGAATATTAATGGCAGTAAATACTTCTAAATACCCAGCAATTCAGGGTAAGAATTTAGTTCTCTTTGCTCGTAAGCTGGCAGAAGCAAAAAATAAGCGAGGAATGCCAGTACCATATCAAACCTCGCTTGATTTTGAACCGCAACGAGACTCTAAGACAGATGCAACTAAGGACGGTTATGTAAGTAAACAATCACCACTTCAAACTGACTTGAAGTTTGAATTCGTTAATAACTGGTCTGAAATTGCTGATAAGTTGCAAATGTCATTGTTCAACGGTGACAAGATGGAGTTTTGGATCGTTAACTATCAACGGCGTAACGATAAGGGGCAATGCTTTGCTTTCTATATGCGAGGAACAGTTACGGAAGATGACGTTGATGGTGACCCAGACGATGTTTCAAACCGTAAGACAACTATTTCTGTTGACGGTACACCGGTAATGGGCTGGACTTCCTTAACAGACGAAGAAGAAGAAATGCTTGCTTATGTCTTTCGTGGCGTTGGTGCTATTGGCGATACTCCTAAAGAGGATGGAACTGATGGCAACGGTACTCCTTGGAAAGACGCAGACGCCGGTACTGGTGTAGCTTACGACACAAGCAAGGCATCTACTCCAACAGGATTAGCAGGATAGGTCAATAACAATAGTGATTACTAAGTCGCCAACGAAATAAACAATACGCAAGGGCGGCCGATTACAGGAGGAATTAAATTATGAAGTTAAAAGTTGGAAGTAAGAACTATGATTTGAATTTCGGCATTGGTTTTGTTCGCAATTTAGATAAGTATTACGGCGTTAATGTACAAGGCATGAGCTTTGGTATGGGATTGACTAAGGCTTTGTCTGGATTGCGTGTTTATGACCCAGCTTCTCTTTCAGAAGTTCTTTATATTGCAACGTGGGCTGATGCAACCCGTCCAACACAAGAAGCGATTGATCGTGTGCTTGAAGATGATAACACTGACATTGAAAAGTTATTCGATGGGGTTATGAATGAATTAGCAACAGCAAACGCTACTAAAATCGCTGTAAAAAACCTTCAAGCCTAGATGAGAAACCATTAACCAGTGAACAGGAATATCACAAGATACTGGTTAATTCGTTAGCTCATTTGGGCTTTCATAGTATTCGTGAAGTTGGAATGATGACTAGAAGTGAGTATGAATTACGCATGGAAGTCTACCAACTCCAAGAATTAGATGCAGAAGAAAAGATAGCTAAGATTGCGTTCTACAACCAGCTGGCTCAGTCAACAACTGGTGGAAAGAATCCACGAGCTAAGTACGACAAGTTCGATAAACTCTTTAATCGTCAAGAACAAGAGTACAAGATACGCAAGTTCTTTGGTGATGAATATGCTGTTGCTGGAGCTGATGGTAGCAAGTCACCAGAACTTTTTGCTAAGCGTATGAAAGAGTTTGAACGACTTAAAAAAGCTGGAAGAATTGATAAGAACGCATGGAAGAAAGTTGTTAATAAAGGAGGCGGGCGATAATGGCTCAATCGTACAGCGTGCAGGCGGTATTGTCCGCTGTTGATAACGGCTTTACGTCAACATTCAATACTGCTACTAACACTGCTATGTCGATGGGCGAAAAGGTTAGTTCAAGCCTTAAAACTATTGGAAATGTAACTTCTATTGTGGGTGCTGCTACAACTGCTATGGGTGTTGCTGGACTAAAGAGCTTTGGTCAATTTCAGCAATCATTGAACACGGCGGCGGTTGTTGCTGGTGGTACTTCAAAGGATATTAAAGGCTTGTCTGATGTTGCCAATAAAATGGGGGCAGATTTACCTATCAGTGCTCAACAGGCAGCAGAAGCCATGACAGAAATGGCTCGGAATGGTGCTTCTGTTGGTCAAATTAAAGAACAGTTTCCAGCGATTGCACAGGCGGCGACTGCGGCTGGTTCTGATTTAACCACAACTGCTGGAGTTGTACAGCAAGCTATGAACATTTGGGGTAATTCTCTAAAATCTCCACAACAAGCAGCAGAAATCCTTGTTCAGACTGCTAACATGTCTAATGCTTCTATCGAAGATATGCAACAGGCAATGGCTACATTCTCGGGTACTGCTAAACTTGCTAATATCAGTATGCAAGACTCTACCGAAGCGATTGGTTTGATTACTAATAAAGGGTTTAGTGCGGCAGAAGCTTCACAAGACTTAAACCATGCCGTTCTTCAAATGTTAGCTCCTTCTAAACAAGCTAAAGGAGTGATGGACGAGCTTGGTATTAGTTTTACTGATGCGCAAGGAAAGATGAAGTCATTCCCACAAATTATTCAGGACTTGAACAAGTCAATGGACGGCTTAACGGACGCTGAAAAGACGAAGAAGCTTAAAGCAATGTTTGGTACTTCTGGTATGGCAGCAATTGCTCCATTAATGGACGCAATGAAGAACCATACTAACGATTCAACTAAGAGTTGGGACGCTTGGGCTAAGGCAGTTGATAAAGCTGCTGGAACTGGAAAAGCTTCTGAAAAGAGTTTAAAAGACCAAGCGAACGAAATGCAGAAGAATATTGGTGCTAAGGTCGAACAAGTCGGTGGTAACTGGGAAGCGTTGAGAAATACCTCATTGGCTTCTCATAATGCTATGAGTGGAGCTATGTTAGACCTTATTAACAAAACACTATCGTGGGCTAATGCTTCTCATAGTGGATTTGCTAAGTTCATTCAAGGCGCTATTGGTTTAGCTCCTGTACTTGGCCCAGTGGTTACGGTAACAGGTCAATTCTTAGCTCACGCTGAACGACTTGGACGGGTTGCTATTGCAGCAGGTAAAGGTATCTGGAACTTAGTAGCAAAGTTTACTCCATTGCCTAAGATACTTCCCAAGGCTAGTGCTGGAATGGATAAAAATGCTAATAGCACTAAAAAAGGTGGTAAATCAGCAGGTGAATCAGCAACTAACTTTTTAAGGTTAGGAACAGCAATCCTTGAAATTGGAGCAGGTATCGGACTAGCTACGGCTGGGATGGCACTTCTTGTATTTGCCACTGCTAACTTAGCAAAGCAAGGATCAAGTGGCGCAATTGCAATGCTGACGGTAGCTGCTTCATTAACCGCATTTATTGGTGTTGCTGCATTAGCTGGAAAGGCTCTTAATTCGATTGGTGTAGAGGGCGCGGCTGCACTTGTTGGGATTGCACTTTTAGTTGCTTCATTTAGTTTACTGGTAGCAGTAATAACACAATTCGCTTCTACTGGAAGTGCTGGTATTACTGCGCTTGTTGGAATTAGTGCTGCAATTATTGCAATGGTAGCAGCGTTTACTATTGCTGGAATTGCTATTTCAGCAAGTTCTGTTGGGTTAATGGCTTTTGTGGTGGCCGTACTTGCTGTTAGTGCTGGAGTTGCTTTAATGGCAGCAGGATTAGCGCTCTTAATTAATGCTTTCATTAAATTACAAGGGTATTCATCATCAATCGTTCCCACATTATCCGCAATGGGTAAAGGAATGGCACTTATGATTACTAACTTTGTAAAGCAGATTACAACTTCAATTCCATTAATCGCTAGCACTGTTGCTAACTTGTTAACTCAACTAGTAGTTCAGATTAGCCAACACATTACAACCATTGCTAATGCTGTAATGCAGATGTTTGTCCAAATTCTAGCTGTAATCGCTCAAAATATGCCTGTGATTATGCAACAAGGGGTTCAGATCATTCAAGGATTTTTGCAAGGTATCCTTCAAGGATTGCCAATGATTATGACCACGATTGGTCAAATTGTTGTAGCGTTCTTAAATACTTTAACTGCTCAATTGCCAGCGATCATTCAAGCTGGGGTTAACCTTATTGTTGCCTTTATTGAAGGTATTGCACAAGGATTGCCACAAATTATTCAAGCTGCTGTTGATTTAATTGGTAGCTTTATTTTGGGGATTACCGGCGCAATTCCGCAACTTGCTAATATTGCAGTTCAAGCAGTAATGCAATTTGTCTACGGGGTTGGTTATGCATTAGGTCAAGTTCTAGCTTCTGGTAGCAAGCTAATTCAAATGTTTATCAAGGGTGTTATGGATGGGCTAAGTGGCTCACGTAATGCTGGTTCTAAGAATGCAAACAGTGTTAAGAATGGAATGGAAGGCGTTAGTTTAATCAGTGAAGGGGTCCACTTAATCGCTGGATTTATTCAAGGGATAAATTCAAAGATTGGTGACGTTATGGCAGCCGCTGGCAGAATTGCTAATGCTGCTAAGAACAAGATTAAATCAGCCTTATCAATTCATTCACCATCACGTGTTATGCGTAATGAGGTTGGTATCTATATTCCTGCTGGTCTTGCATTAGGTATGTTAGATAATATCAGTGCTGTTACTAATGCAGCTACTCAATTATCCGAAGCAGCTACCGTTACTGTTCCAGAAATTGACGCTAATAACTTCTCACGTTCGTTGACTGCGCTTAATACTCAAATGGATAACTCAGGGATTAGCGTAAATGGTCGTTTGTCTGCAAATAATACATTTAACGCCAATTCACGTTCATTCGAAGACCAAGTAACTACTTTAATTGCGCAAGCAGTTAATAAACTTGATAACGTTGATCAACACCCACAAATTGGATTTAATACGTTAGACAAGATGAATAAGTATTTCAATAAGCAAAATGTCGACAATTGGTGGTCCGCAAAGGGGTGATGTTTTTTGATACAAGTATTTTCTGAACGTAAAGATAAGCCAGTTCAATATGGCTTCGTTGATTTAGGTGGAACTCCTTTACCTAATGAAGTGGATTACCCAACTGTTGAGTTTTCTACTAGCCCAGACGGAGAAAATTGGACAAGTGCTTATGATGTTAAGAGCATGGAAAAGGTTTATTGTTATTCTTCTCCTAATGTTCCAGTTGCCAAGAAAACAAACCAAACTAAAAAGATTGGCTTTCAAGACGGGGAAAGAATTCTCTCAACTAGTTTCGACTCTAGGGAATTAAAGTTCAAGCTCGTTTACAAAGGTGTTAGCCAAACGGACGCTATGTTAGCTTTTGAAGCAGCACAGCGTTTTTTAGTTAGTCGTGAGGCTTACTGGATAACGTTTGCTGATTGGCTTGGACGTATGTATTACGGTACAGCGGTCATGGGTGACCCAGAATTTTCGGTTAATGATTGGACTTGTGAAGTCACTTTTACTGATTTGATGGGGTTAAGTCGTTCAATTGGAACTTCTTTAAGCCCTGCTGATGATGAATGGGGAGCTAACAACAACATTCCTAATAATGGCGAGTATCCAGCTTACACGTTCAAAGAAAATAAGTTTAGTGTATATAATCTTTCTGATATTTATATCGACCCAGAACGACAAGGGCACGAGTTAAAGGTTATTGCTAAAGGCACAGCTGGAGACCATTTTAAAATCAAAAATTTAACAACTGGAGATTATATCGAACGTCCAAAAGGCTTTAATAATGGTACGTGGGTTCTGAACGGAGTTAATGCTACGTTAAACAACGAAGGCGATTTCTTAAACATTGGTGGAACACATGGCGGAATTATTACGTTGAACAACGGTAAGAATGATTTTCAAATTGAGAATTTTTCTGGAGAAATTAGCTTTGATTTTCCATTTTGGAGGTTGTCATGATTACTCAAAACAAAGTAATTTACGTTGAGGATAAAGACTATAAGCATGCCTATAGAATTGACTTTAATGATATAGATAATTCATTTAAGCGTAACGAAAAAGTTAGCAGTAATTACGAATTCACAATGACAGTTACTTATACTGAAAAATACAAAGACGCTTTCAATTCAATTCAAGGGAAAAGTAAAATTTGGTATAACGGGCAATTTTATGATGTCCAGCGATTAGAACCGGGTATTGATGAGCATGGTTTTGTAACTAAGAAAATTACTTGCACACATCAAATAATTGATAAGCTAAAAAACATTCGTATTGATGACCCCGAGCCAACAGAAGACAACCCAACCATTACTGGCGGTAATTCTAGTGGTTCGTCTAATCAAACTAACAACCAGCCTCAAGCCGGAGTAACGGTTACAAAAGCATCTGAAAAAGAGACTTATTCGTTAGAATCATGTTTGCATAAGTTCATTGATAACAACGATCAAGGGGTTAAATTTGAAATTCACGGTGCTTTTCCGTCACTTTCAGTTGAGCAAAAAGGCTCCCTTTACGAATGGATAACCCAGAACTTTAAATCGTTTGGAGCCTATTGGATACCTGACGGCTTGACATTAAAGGTTTACGACTTAGCTACACTAACTCATAAAACAGATAGAGTATTTCGCTATATGTCTAATATGACTGGAGTAGACATTGACTATAATTTTCAAGATATGGTTAATGACTGTTGGGTTTACGGCGGAAAGATGAAGAAGGATATTACCACTGTGTCTGATGGTAGCGATGGTGGTGGAGGAAATCTTGACAGTGCCGAAGCCTTTGCAAAATCGCCAATCAATGCTAATTTCGGTGTTAATAAAGAAACTATGATTAATGATTTTGCTAACCGTTCACAGCGTGTTCATGCGTGGGGTGTAGACGTTAATCGTCTATATGATACGGTCAAGAATGCTGGAGTAAGTCCTGAATGGTTTTTTGCATACGAATTACAGGAACAAGGTACTGGCTGGGGTTGGTTGAACCACACATATAAGCATGGTGACGCTTATAGTGACGCTGTCTCCGTATGTAACTGGATTAAAGAATGTTCAGTTAGTGCCACCATTAAACCCGCTTGGAGTGCTCCAGAAGGTTCAATGCCTCCCAATCAAGCATTAGCAGATAAATGGAACAAAGAATTTGGTAAAGGCTCGATTGGTCGTGTCTATCTACAAGGTACTGCGGCGGCTGTATGGGACTTAGCAGGAGTAACACCTAATCCAGCAATTGGGAAGCCTATTACTGGATGTTTTAACACTATAAAAAAATGGGGCGGTCATACTCAGCAAGCTGGTGGAGGCAGTTGGGGTTGGCCGTTTCCTAGTGTTGGTGAAGGTAAATTTACAGCAGAGCAAAAATTTGGTTCTGGTTCTGGTTGGATTCGGCCAGGCCTTGGGACAGACTTTCATGATGGCTTGGACTTTGGTTCAGTAGATCATCCGGGAGATCAAGTGCATGCTATTCATGACGGTACATGTACGGTAAGTCGAGCATTTGGTAGTGGAGGAATTGGTTATTATTGTGTGATTCAAGATTCTTCTGGATTAAACGTTGAGTACCAAGAAGCTTTTAGCTCCCCTAATAATATTTTTGTTAACGTGGGGCAAAAAGTGAAAACGGGTGACGTAATTGGTAAACGAGACACTAGTCATCTTCATATTGGAATTACGAGAATGAACATTCAAAAGGCTTTTGAACATGCAGGTAAAAACGATGGCACGTGGTTAGATCCATTACAAGTTATCAAGAATGGTGGGGCTGGTGATAGTGGTTCTAGTTCATCAAGTGATAGCCAGCCTACTTCTTCAACAACATCAGAGGAATACTATTCACTCGTCTTCCATTACGAAGATCAAGAAAGTATTAAGCAGTACGGTCGACATCGTGGCAAGCCGATTATTGAAGACAGTATCTACGACATGAATACATTAAAACAATATGTTGAAAATACCGTCCAGCACATGCCTGCAACTGTTCTTACAATTGATGGGGCACATATGGACGGTATACAAGCAGGCGATCAGATTAAGCTTATAGCTCCAGAATTACAGTTAGATGTTGACGTAGTTCTTATGGGTATTGAAGGACCAGATGAAGATTTAACGGGAGAATCGACAGATGGTGTAACACTAATGTTTAATAACACTGGTGACGCCATGCGAGACGTTAATTCGGCTATTTGGAAAGATGTTTCTGTTATTAACAATAATCTTAATCCGTTGAACATCTATGGTGCTACTGGTCAACGCCAAGAGAACCACTTCGATAATCAGAGTAACCAGAAAGACACTTCAAACCAAGATAATACGAAGTACAGCCAAAAACAGATTGATGAAATAGCAGCAGTTACAAGAGGAGAGAAGGCGAGATACGATGGCTGATGAACAAACAGTGGCTAAGCCAAGCGATGATTTAAGCTACATCGATTCACATGTATTAGTTAATTGTCGGGATACTGAAACAAATGTACCTGGCAAAGGCTGTTCTGACGATAATGGGGCAACAAACACGGTGGTAGTTACTACCGATGGCTTGATGTTTCATCAAAAAGATGCTCAAAAAATCACTCACTGTCTAACATTTGAAAAACTTAAATTCAAGTCGCCTAATGGGACGGCTTTTTATTTATCCGTCAGTGATGATGGACAACCCGTATTCACGAAAGTAGGTGATAGTCAATGAGCTTTGAATTACCACATAAGAAGGACTTAGCTACTAATGCAAAGCTATGTGGATATTTAACAGAAAATTTTGAGGTAATCGAACGAGCATTGGTCGACACAGACGATATAAAAACTAAGCTGGATAAATTACAAAAGGCTTTAGGGCTGTCGGACGATGATCTAAACGAATTATAAGGAGGTGATTTTTTGGAAACATTACCGAAATTAAAACAATATATTCCAGTTGATCTGTTACGAAGCCAAGACGAAACAATTGATATTGCAGATAGTTTTAAGGGTCGTGTAGGCGATATTAACAGTTATCTTAAACTATGGGTTTACTCGAACGGTTTAGCTCAAGATATTCGTAATTGGCGAGTCCTCTTTTTTGGCACTGATCCAGAGCATAATGATTTTCGTGTCTATCTGACAATGGCTGATGACCAGAAGTTGGACCAACAGCGTATTGGGCGGGTAACACTATACTTTCCAGATAATGTCTTTCAAGTTGGTGGTAAGTGGGAAGAGGCTTACCTTAGTTTTATTGATCCTAATGGCAATATTGTTTCGACGGTTAACTTTGAGCTAAACGTGTTAGGATCTAATTTCTATGCACGCATGGGTCAACATTCAAAATCAGTTATTGCTGAGTTCCAAGAATTAGTTGATAAGCTGTCAGCGTTGGTTGATAAAGATTCCCAAGAAGTGAATGCTAAGGTTGCACAGTTAAAAGCTGATTTAGATAAATTAGGCGATGCAACTAAGAAGGACTTTACAGACTGGCTAGCAAAGTTCAAACAGTCCTTAACTGATGCGATGGCTGAGATTAACGATCCGAAAGACGGATTGTATGTTCGTTATAATCAACTGTTGGATATGACGAAACAAATTCAAGAAACGCTCAAGCAAGCTCAATTTCACGACCGACCATTTCAGCTTAAAACAGTCGCAGCCATGAAAGCTTACGCTCCACTGATTGCTGGTGATATTGTGATCACGCAAGGTTGGGATAACTACGATGATGGTCATGGTGCTTATTGGAATATTCGAGTAAAGCACAAGGACGAAGTTCCCGACGAAAATAACGTCATTAGCCTAGACAACGGCATGGTGGCGGAACGTAATTCAAGTTTGGTTAGCGCTGATAGTCTTGAGGACTTTCTCTATGGCTACACGATTGAGATTAAGCATAATCAAGGCGAATATCCAATCCCACGTGTTTTCTACTGTGAAGACGCTATTGGTACTGAAATTAACGGCTTAGGAAGTGCCGGACATGGATTAGGACCGATTAATGTGAAATATATTTCAGCACGGGCTGAATATAAAGACGCAAACACAATCTTAGTTAAAATTCCACGGAATTTTTACTTCAATGCTGCACCTAAATATCAATTAGGAAATTGGTATTTAGGCGATGAAAACCGCACGATTAAGATTGATTTGGGTTTTGTTGACGACGGCAAAGCCAAAGCAGGCGATGGGCAGGGAAGCAGTTACTTATCGGCTGGTTCAGGTTATTTCTCAAAGCCAACTAGTCCTACGGATTTACAGGCAGTTTATATTGATGAACATACTCAACGGCTATTATGGAGAGGCGTGTAAAAGTTAGATGAAATATTATATCTATCGAGGTGTTGGAGCTGATGGTGAGTTAGTAAAAATTGCCGAAGTTACGGATAAAAAAGAATATACAGCAACAGGGCTAACAGCCAATTCGACCTATCGCTTTGCAGTTAGTGCTTATAATGGCTTACGAGAAAGCGCCAAATCAAATGTAATTACAGTTAAAACTATTCAGGATTATAGTTCAATTGACATGCTATACACTGATAAGGCCATTTATAAACCAGGTGAGCAATTAGAACTAACCTTTAATGCTGACTCCCCCGCAACCGTAACTATTCAGATTTACAATTTTGGTGAATTAATAGTTGATAAAAAAACGATATGTCAGAGCGGCACCAATCACTGGACATGGACAATCCCAAATGAAGATTACGAGGGATACATTATCAAAGTTTCTGCGGGTGCTAATGCTCAATACATTGGT